ACTATCGTTAACTAATCTAGGTTTCGACCAAGATATGAAAGGGGACTTCGGTCCCCTTTTTTTTATATTTAATTTTAGTATAAATAAACGTATAAATAGTAAGTAACAACATTGGAATGTATTCATGTATTCAACTAGCAAAGAAGAATTGATGGACTATTGTTTACGTGCTCTAGGGCACCCAGTAGTCGAAGTCAATATAGACGAAGAACAACTTGACGATCGTATAGACGAGGCGTTACAGTGGTTTCGTGAACACCACCCTGATGGTTCTAGACGATACTACTTAAAACACCAATTGACCCAATCAGACATCGACAACCAAACTGTCGATTTAGCCGACAATCTAGACCTTACTGCCGTAGTTCGCATGATACCGATGAGTTTTAGTAATGCCCACTCTGGTTGGTTCAGTGATGCATGGCAATTGATGGCATACACTATCTCTGATTTTACTAGAAGTGGTGGTATTCTTGGTGACCTTGCACACTACGAACAGATGCAACAAAATCTATCACTATTAGATATGAAACTAGGTGGAACTCCACAAATCACATTTGATAGACAATACAATCGTGTTAACTTACATGTTTCGAAAACGAATCTTAAAGTAGATGACTACGTTATCTTTGAGGTTTATGGTATCCGTAATCCAGACGAAACGGTTAACGAATACAATTCACTATGGAATCATCGATTCCTAAAAGAATATGCAACCGCATTGATCAAACGTCAGTGGGGTTCAAATTTAATTAAGTTTGATGGCATGACACTACCAGGTGGTGTAACGGTCAATTCACGTCTCATCTATGAAGATGCCCTTGCGGACATTGAAAGAATCATGGAGAGGTTCCGTAACGAAGAAGACGAAGGTCCTATGTTCTTCATGGGGTAAGACATGGCTATCAATCCATATATTAGTACAAAATATAGACCGGAACAGAATCTTTACGAAGATCTTTTAATCGAAGCTATCCAATTCTATGGTCAAGACGTATATTACTTACCTAGAGAGATTGTCGCAAGAGAAGAAATCTTCCTCGATAGTATTCAGTCACAGTTTTCTGACGCATACAAAGTTGAAGTCTACGTTGAGAACGGAGATTCTTTTGATGGTGAGGGAGACCTATTCACTAAGTTTGGTATCGAACTGAGAGACCAAGCAACCTTTGTTATCGCACGTCGTCGATGGAGAGAACTAGTCGGTGACCGTCTCGCAGACCATCAGTTCCGTCCACGAGAAGGTGATGTAATCTATCTCCCACTGTCCGAATCCTTATTCGAGGTCAAGAAGGTCGAGACTGAGTCTCCTTTCTACCAGTTATCCCAATTACCACAGTTCCGTATGACTTGCGAACTATTCGAGTTCTCGGACGAAGACTTCGACACTGGTATTGCCTCTATCGATCAAGTGGAAGAAGAGTCTGCATTCCAATACGAACTCACTATGGATGGCACCGGAGAATCAGAGTACTATACGGTGGGTGAGAATGTATCTCAGGACTTTACCGATTACCAGATTGAAGGTGAGGTCACATACTGGAATCACGAAACCAGATTACTCAAGATTGCGCACACTGGTGCCACCGATGGTAAGTACCATGAATGGGGAACAGACCAACCGATTGTTGGTGCTGATGCGTCCCTGACTCCGGTATCTGCGGACGAAGGCGTCAACGAAATCCAGAGACTTTCTCAGAATAAAGTGTTTAGTGATTTTGCAAATGATTTTGTGGACTTTTCTGAGTCCAATCCATTCGGAGATTTATCACCATGATGGGAGGACACTTCTACCATAAACGTGTTCGTACTTGCGTTGCCGTATTCGGTTCAATGTTCAATGACCTACATGTTTTGAGAACAGACTCAGCAGGTAAGGTGCTATCACAGGTCAAGGTGCCTCTATCATATGCACCCAAGAGATCTTTCATAGAACGACTAGAAGAAATGTCTAACGGAGAGGAAGCAGAACGCAGAGTTGCTATTAAACTTCCACGCATGTCATTTGAGATTACTTCTATTGCATATGACCCGACACGTCAATTACCTAAAGTCAATGGATTTGGTACAGTTGTCGCATCAGACACAGGGTCTAAGAGGAAAGTGTATGTCGGTGTTCCGTATAATGTAGGTTTCTCACTATCTGTGTATGCTAAGTCACAGGATGATGCACTACAGGTTGTAGAACAGATTATACCATATTTCGCACCACAATACACCTTGACGGTAAAACCATTTGCCGACCAACCAGATATAAAAGAAGATGTCCCTATCATATTATCAGGACTAGATTTCCAAGATGACTTCGAAGGACCAGTGGAACAGAGACGCACTATCATATATACTCTCAATTTTGAGATGAAGGTTAACTTTTATGGTCCAGAAAGTACAGTTCCTATTATCCGTGAGGTTAACACGAACCTGAATCTCCTGTCTCCGGAGGAAGAAGAACTTCTTATAGAAACAATAAATACTACTCCAGACCCAATTGATGTGAGTCCGGACGGAGATTACGGATTTAACACTGAGATAATTTTCCCAGAATAATCAGGAAATATATTATGAGAGACAATAGTAAACCACCTGCTTTGTTTGATGACGAGCAGAAGAAGAACTTTGTACACGAACAGGACTATGAGTACTCTCGTGATACGTATTATGACCTAATTGAAAAGGGTCGTGAGTCTCTAGAACTCATGATAGAAGTCGCACGTGAGAGTGAACATCCTCGTGCGTTTGAGGTTCTGTCTGGTATGATCAAAGGCATCGCAGATGTCAATGACAAGTTGATGGATCTCAACAAGAAACAGAAAGAACTCACCAAGGAAGACAAACCTACCGATACTTCAACTACTAATAATAATCTATTCGTCGGTTCCACTACAGACCTTCAACGTATGTTGTTGGGCGATGAGAAAGTAATTGATCAAGACTCTGATGAATGACATCCTATACTAAGAATTCCTACCTAGGTAACCCACAAGTCAAGCGAGATGGTGTCGCAGAAGAGTGGGACAAAAAGAAACTCCGTGAATACCGCAAGTGTATGAACGACCCATCGTATTTCTGTAAGAAGTACGTTAAAGTCGTGCACCTAGATAAAGGTTTGGTTCCATTCAAGTTATACGATTATCAAGAGAAGATGTTCGAACACTTCAATGATAATCGATTCTCTATTGTTCTAGCATGTCGACAGTCGGGTAAGTCTATTTCCTCTGTAGGATACCTTCTATGGTATACACTATTCCATCCTGAAAAGACTATTGCAATTCTTGCGAACAAAGGTGCCACCGCACGTGAAATGTTATCTCGTGTAACACTCATGTTAGAGAATCTTCCTTTCTTCCTACAACCAGGATGTAAAGCACTGAACAAAGGTTCTATCGAGTTCTCTAACAACTCTCGCATCATTGCTGCGGCAACTTCTGGGTCATCCATTCGTGGTATGTCGGTCAACCTTCTATTCCTAGATGAGTTTGCGTTCGTAGAGAATGCCGCAGAGTTCTACACATCTACGTACCCAGTAATCTCATCTGGTAAAGATACAAAAGTTATCATAACAAGTACTGCGAACGGTATAGGTAACACGTATCAGAAACTATGGGAAGGTGCGGTACAGAAGGTCAATGAGTATAAACCATTCCGTGTAGACTGGTGGGATGTGCCTGGCCGAGATGATAAGTGGAAAGCACAGACTATTGCTAACACATCACAACTACAGTTTGACCAAGAGTTTGGCAACACTTTCTTTGGTACTGGTAATACTCTTATTGAGGGTCAAGTGTTACTTGACTTACGTGCTAGAGAACCTTCTAGAAGACTAGAAGGTGGGGACTTATTAGTTTATGAAGAACCGATACTAGATCATCAGTATATCATGACTGTCGATGTTTGTCAAGGCAGAGGACAAGATTATTCCACTTTTAACATAATCGATGTTTCGGTACAACCGTTCAAACAAGTTTGTGTATACAGGAACAATAGAATATCACCGATATTATATCCTAATATCATATACAAGTATGCGACACTATACAACGAGTCGTATGTCGTCGTCGAGAATAATGACCAAGGTATGGTAGTATGTGTGGGTCTTTATCAGGATCTAGAATATGAGAATATTCACCTAGAGTCTGCGGTCAAAGCAGATGCTATCGGTATTCGTATGGACAGAAAGGTGAAGAGGATGGGGTGTTCCTCTATTAAGGATATTATAGAAAATCACAAATTGGATATTGTTGATGAGAATACCATCATGGAGATATCAACTTTCATATCAAAAGGAACATCATTCGAAGCAAGTGATGGTAACCATGATGATTTAATGATGAACCTCGTGATGTTTGGATATTTTGTAGGAACGCAATCATTTGGTAATGTTGCTGACGTGGATATCAAACAGATGTTATTTGATCAACGGATGAAAGAAATTGAGGATGATATACCACCGTTCGGAATCATCGATGATGGTAGTGATTATGTTCCACCTTCAGACTTGTCCGACCCATATAGCATGGATTGGACTGACTATAACCCTAATGAATGGTAAACTTCCGGAAAGTATAAATAGATACATTGAAAGAAATATCCGTATTATGACTAACTTATTATACCTTAACTAAAAGGACACTATTATGACTCTTAAATCATCAGAGTCGCCAGCAGTCACAATAAAAGAAATTGACTTGACAGGTATCGTACCTGCGGTCACTTCTACGACTGGTGCTATTGTAGGCGACTTTAATTGGGGACCAGTGAATACACCAATTCTAATCGGTAACGAATCTGAATTGGCATCAACATTTGGTTCTCCACTATCAGGAGATGCGTATGCAGGGGACTTCTTATCTGCTTCGTATTTTCTAAAATACTCTTCAAGTGCATTCATTGTTCGTGCATCTCGACCAGACATCCTAGATTCGGACGGAACTATTGCGTTCCCAGGCCATGCGAAAGCATCAGCTGGTGTCTTCGAAGCAAAATACTTCGGTGAACTTGGTAACACAATAACTGTATCTGTAGCAGATTCAACAAACTTTGCCACTTGGGATTTCGAAGGATTCTTCACGGCAGCTCCAGTAGGTGACGAACTTCATGTTGTTGTCTCCCTAGGATATGTCTCATCATCCGAATTGGGTAATGTTGTCGAAACATACGAATTTGTTTCTACCGACCCTAATGCTAAACTCCCGAATGGTTCTAACAATTTCGTTGCAGACGTTATTAATAAAGAATCTTCTTGGGTCTTCGCTTCTGGAGTTCCAACAGTATCAACAGATACATTGACAGGTGGTTCTGACGGTACTCCACTTCAGACCGAAGCTGACTACGTAACCGCATACGACGCATTCTTAAACAAAGAAGCGATCCAAATCGATTTCCTAATTCCACCAGCTGGTGGCCAAGGTTCAGTGCAAACTATTCACCAGAAACTTGTTGAAGTTGCGACTTCTCGAAAAGACTGTGTTGCAGTAGTTTCTCCAACTTCAGGTGATGTCGATAGCATGGTTTCCTATGTTAACGATACACTTAGCCAAGATTCATCTTACCTTATCGTTGACGGAAACTGGTTTAAAGTTTACGACAAATACAACGATAAGTACGAGTTTATTCCCGCTGCATCTTCAACAGCAGGTGTTATGGCAGCAACAGACGCAGTATCTGCACCGTGGTTCTCACCAGCAGGTTCACGTCGTGGTCAATACCTAGGTGTCACCGAGTTGTTGGTTAACCCAAGCAAGACAGAACGTGATAAACTCTACAAGTCTGGCATCAACCCAATCGTCAGTATACCTGGCAAAGGTGTTATGTTGTATGGTGACAAGACTCACCAATCACGTCCGTCTGCATTCGACCGCATCAATGTTCGTCGACTATTCCTAGTCATTGAACGAGCAATCAGTGAAGCTGGTCAAAACGTCATGTTTGAATTCAACGATGACTTCACTCGTGCAGAGTTTATCAATATCGTAGAACCATTCCTACGTGAAATTCAGGGTCGTCGTGGTATCACTGACTTCCGTCTTGTTTGTGATGAAACAAACAATACTCCGGAAGTTGTTGACCGCAACGAATTCATCGCAACTTGCTTCATCAAACCAGCACGTTCAATCAACTACGTAACTTTAAACTTCGTAGCTGTAAGAACTGGTGTTGAATTTGAAGAAGTAGTCGGCACAGTATAAGGGGAATAATCATGTCACTAAGAGTAGATGATTTTAAAGCAAAATTAAAAGGTGGTGGTGCACGTCCTAACTTATTCCGTGTAACCGTAAACTTTCCAGCATATGCTGGTGGAGACGCAGAACTAACTTCATTCATGTGTAAGGGAGCACAGTTACCAGCATCAACAGTTGCTGCAATTGATGTACCTTTCCGTGGTCGTCAGTTGAAGATTGCTGGAGACCGAACTTTCGAAGATTGGTCAGTAACCGTAATCAACGATACTGGTTTTGAAGTTCGCAACGCAATGGAACGTTGGATGAATGGTATCAACGGTCACACCGCAAATACTGGATTCACTAATCCTGTTGCATATCAAGCAGATCTCATTGTAGACCAACTTGATAAGGATGGTAACTCACTGAAGACTTATAACTTCCGTGGTGCTTTCCCTAACAGCATCGGTGCTATCGATTTAAACTATGAAACTACTGATACAGTAGAAGAGTTCGAAGTAGCATTCTCAATTCAGTACTGGGAGTCAAATACCACTAGTTAAAGGTATTATAAGTAATATGAAGGGGGTGGTTCTCCACCCCCAATTTATTATAAGAGGGTAATATGGCAGATAATGTATTCAAAGCATTTGGATTTGAACTAAAGAAAGTTCAAAAACTAAAGCAAGAAGGTGAGAAAACCTCTTCTATCGTTCCTAAAGTGGATGAAGATGGTGCTGGTTATGTCACTGCCTCTGGTTCTTACTTCGGTCAGTATGTCGACATGGAAGGCACTGCGGCAAAAGATAACCAAGAATTAATCAAAAAATATCGAGGAATGGCAGAACACCCAGAGTGTGATGCTGCAATCGAAGATATCATTAACGAAGCAATCGTTTCTTCTGAACTAGAAAGTTCAGTAACTGTCAACCTAGACAAAGTCGAAGCACCAGATAAAATCAAGAAATCCATTACTGAAGAGTTTGATGGTGTGGTTGCCATGTTGAACTTCGAGGAGTATGGCCACGATATGTTCCGTTCATGGTATGTCGACGGACGAATCTATCATCACCTAGTAGTCAATGACACGAATCTAAAAGCAGGTATCCAAGAGGTACGTCCTGTTGATGCGACTAAGATTCGTAAGGTTAAAGAGATACAATATAAAAAGGATGCGAAGACAGGTGCAAAGATCGTAGACAAAACTAACGATTTCTACATCTATCAGGAACGTGCCGGTGCGAATAACGGCATCAAGTTAACTTCGGATTCTGTTTCGTATGTCACTTCAGGTCTTCTAGACACCAGTAAGAAACGTGTACTGTCGTATCTACAGAAGGCAATGAAACCCGTAAACCAGTTGCGTATGATGGAAGACTCATTGGTCATCTATCGGCTCGCACGTGCACCCGAACGTCGTATATTCTATATTGACGTGGGTAACTTACCAAAGGGTAAGGCGGAACAACATATTAAAGATATCATGTCTCGTTACCGTAACAAAATTGTTTACGATGCGAACAACGGTGAAGTTAAAGACGACCGAAAGCATATGTCTATGTTAGAGGACTTCTGGTTACCACGTCGAGAAGGTGGTCGTGGTACAGAGATAAGTACATTGCCAGGCGGTGAAAACCTAGGACAGATTGACGATATCATTTATTTCCAAAAGAAGTTGTATCGTTCACTGAACGTACCAATGTCTCGTTTGGAACAAGAGTCTCAGTTCTCTTTGGGTCGTACAACAGAAATCAACCGTGACGAAGTCAAGTTTCAAAAGTTCATTGACCGTCTGCGTAAAAAGTTTGCTCAGTTGTTTATCGGTATTCTGAAGAAACAACTTATAATAAAGGGCATATGTACTGAACAAGACTGGGAAAATTGGAAGAGTCAGATTCAGGTCGACTTCTCTAGAGACAACCATTTCACGGAGATGAAGGATGCAGAACTTCTGCGAGAACGTCTACAGACAATGGATCAGATTTCTAGTTATGTCGGAGAATATTTCTCACGTGAGTGGGTAATGAAAAACGTAATGATGTTTAATGATGAAGACATCCAAGATATGTCTAAACAAGTCGAATCTGAAAATGCAAACGGTGACGACAACGAAGAGGAATTTTAGTAATGAGTGAAGTAGAAGCAAACCCAACATTAGATTTTGTCAATGCCTTACAAGGTGAAGACTATAATGATGCAGAGAAACTATTTAATGGCATCTTAGGTGATAAATTACAACAGTCACTAGATGCGGAGAAAGTTGCGGTTGCAGACAGCATTTTTAATGGGGTGGAGAGTGAAGATGTTAGTATCGACGATGAAGATTTAGATGCTGAACTTGCTCAAGTCATAGATCAGGAAGAGAATGTAGATTGAGATGAATCTTGTAAAAAAGATGACTCATATCTGGATTGGTCCTCATAAGGCACCTACCCAGTGGATGGATACTTGGAAAGAGAAACACCCAGATTGGGAATACATGGTATTCACCGATGAGATGTTAAAGTCACGTAAGTGGCATAATCAACATCTTATAGACAAGTATTACAAAGATCGTGTATGGGCAGGTGTTGCTGACTTGATACGATATGAATTGCTCTTTGAGAAAGGTGGGTTTTTACCTCCAGCAGATTCTAAGTGTTATGAAAACACAGATGAACTGTTTACAAGTCCATCAGACTGGGCATATACGGTTTTTGAAAATGACCGAGATGTACACTTAGCACCCAATTGGATATCACCTGTGCAAGCATGTAATGCTGGAAATGTCTTTGTTAAGATGTTGATAGATAGTTTACACAAATTAACGACGGATGAGTTGGACCCTAGACCTTGGATGTCTACAGGAAACTTTTGGTTATCACAGTTTGTTCCAGATGCAGAAAAAAATAAGTTAACCATCTGGCCATCATACTATTTTATACCAAAACATTATTCGATAAGGTCGACTCCATATATGGGTGTGGGTAAAATATATGCAGACCAACAATGGGGCAGTACAAAGAAATTATATCGATAACATAAGTAATTTTCGTTATAAATACTTTTTTGTATAAATACTCTTAAACGAGGACTAATTGTGAAAACATTTAAGAATTTACGGGAAGCTAAAGATAAGGTCGTCTTCAACAAGAAGATGTCCAAGTATCCTGTCGTTATCACAAAGACTAGTAAGGGATTTCATCTGTCTATAGATGGAGATTCTGTCGACACGTTTAAGTCTCAGAAAGAAGCGGAATCAACCGCAAAACAAGTCCTTAAAGACTTAGGAAAATAAAATGAAACTGATTAGCGAATACGTAGAAAACGACGTACAGTGTATCGTCGAAGCTAAAGATAATGGTGAGAAGAATTACATTATTGAAGGTGTATTTGCGCAAGCAGACAAGAAGAATCGTAACGGACGTGTTTACCCGAAGGCCATAATGGAGTCTGCGGTAGGCAAGTACGTTGAAGAACAAGTTAGCAAGAAACGTGCCGTAGGTGAATTGAATCACCCTGAAGGACCGACTGTTAACTTGGACAAGGTTTCGCACCTCATCACAGACCTTAAACTAGAAGGTAATGATGTGGTCGGAAAGGCACAAATATTAGACACTCCTATGGGTAAGATCGTAAAAGGTCTCTTAGAAGGTGGTGTCCAACTAGGAGTGTCAACTCGTGGTATGGGAAGTCTTGAGAGCAAAAATGGCGTCATGTACGTCAAAGAAGACTTTATTCTTAATACTGTAGATATCGTACAGGATCCAAGTGCACCTGAAGCTTTCGTTAATGGGATTATGGAAGGTGTCGACTGGGTATGGAATAATGGAATTCTGCAACCTCAAGTCATTGAAGAGATAGAGACTGAAATCAAGCAAGCACCGATTGCACATCGTCCAGAAGTGCAAATACGTGAGTTCAAGAATTTCCTCTCGTTAATCAAATCTAAACTATAAGGAGTCATCTATGACTGATCTTAATAAAGAAGTCGAAGTTGAAATCCGCGATACAGATGTTGAAACTAACGAAATCGTGGAGGAAACTCTCGAAGAAGCACAAGCTCCTGCAGCTAAGGGTGCGAAGACTGACGCTCAACCAGTATCAGAGCCGGAGTCAATCGCATCAGTGGACAAAGCAGCCGACGCAACTTCTAAGGCTTCATTACCAAAAACTAAGGCAGGTATGATCAATGCGATGTACCAGTCCTTAAATAAAATGAAAAAAGGTGACCTACAGGCTGCCTATTCTAAAATGATGGAAGGTACTGACCTAGAAGACGTTATTGCAGAAGAGACAGACACACAGTCTGAACTTGCAGCAATCGTTGACGGTGAAGCAACTCTATCAGAAGAGTTCAAGGAAAAGACATCAGTAATTTTCGAAGCAGCTGTTAAAACAAAGTTGTCCGAAGAAGTTACACGTCTTGAAGAGCAATATGCTGAAGAACTTGCTGAAGAAGTCGATTCGATTAAAACTGACCTAGTCGGTAAAGTCGATTCTTACCTAAACTATGTTGTTGAATCTTGGATGGAAGAGAACAAGTTAGCAATTCAATCCGGTCTACGTACCGAAATTGCTGAAGGGTTCATGGAAAAGTTGAAAGACGTATTTACAGAGTCTTACATCGACGTTCCAGAGTCTAAGGTAGACCTAGTTGATGAATTATCTTCACAAGTAGACGAGTTAGAAGAAAAACTAAACTCAACTACTGGTGACGCAATTCAACTTGCTGAAGAACTAGAAACTTATAAGCGTGATTCAATCATTGCTGAAGCATCTCGTGACCTAGCAGACACCCAAGCGGAAAAGTTAAAAGACCTTCTTGAAACAGTAGAATTTGAAAGTGAAGAAACATTTACTTCAAAAGTAACTACTGTGAAAGAGTCATACTTTTCAAAAGAAATCCCTGAGCAACTCGAAGAATCAGTTTCAGAAGAAGCTGAAGAAGAAGTTGAAGTATCTTCCTCTATGGAAGGTTACATCACTGCTCTAAGAAAAACCTCTAAGAAATAAGGAATCTAAAAATGAACAATTCATACGATCAATTGATCGAGAAGTGGGCACCAGTACTAAACGAAGAATCTGCTGGTAAGATCCAAGATCATCACCGTAAAGCAGTTACTGCTGCTATCCTAGAAAACCAAGAACGTGCTATGATGGAAGAACGTCAAGCATCTGCTGGTTTCCTATCTGAATCCCCAACTAACGTACAGCACGGTGGTGCTGCACCAATCGCAAACTGGGATCCAGTATTAATCTCACTAGTACGTCGTGCAATGCCTAACCTAATGGCATATGACGTATGTGGTGTACAACCAATGTCTGGACCTACTGGTCTTATCTTTGCTATGAAGTCACACTACGATTCACAGACTGGTGACGAAGCACTAGGTCTAAACGAACCAAACTCAGCATTCTCTGGTTCTGCTGGTTCATCACAGACTAGTGATTCATCAGGTATGTCTGGATTCGATCCAGCTGACGTAGACCCTGCATCAACTCGTGAACTAGATGCTGCTGGTCGACCAATGAACACTTCTGTTGCTGAATCTCTAGGTAACACTGGTCCAGACTTCGCAGAAATGGGTTTCTCAATCGAGAAGCAATCTGTTGTTGCTAAGTCACGTGCATTGAAGGCAGAGTACTCTCTAGAACTTGCACAAGACTTGAAAGCAATCCACGGTCTTGACGCAGAAACAGAACTAGCGAACATTCTTTCAACTGAAATCCTAGCGGAAATCAACCGTGAAGTAGTTCGTACAGTAAACACTCAAGCTGTTCTAGGTGCACAACAAGCATCAATCGCTGCTAAAGGCGTATTCGATCTAACTGCTGATGCAGACGGACGATGGTCAGCAGAGAAGTTCAAAGGTCTAGTAATTCAATTAGATCGTGAAGCAAACGAGATTGCTAAGTCAACTCGTCGTGGTAAAGGTAACATCGTAATCTGTTCTTCAGACGTTGCTACTGCACTTGCTGCTTCTGGTCAGTTGGACTATCAAGTAGGTGCTGGTCTACAAGTAGACGATACTGGTAACACTTTTGCTGGTACTCTAAACGGTAAGATGAAAGTATACATCGATCCATACGCAACTATCGACTACATCACTGTTGGTTATAAGGGTTCTAACGCTTATGACGCAGGTGTATTCTACTGCCCATATGTTCCATTACAAATGGTTAAGGCAGTTGGCGAGAATGATTTCCAACCTAAGATTGGTTTCAAGACTCGTTATGGCATGGCTGCAAACCCATTCGTTACAGATGCTAACGGTGGAGCAGGTGTACAGAGTTCTGCTGGTAAGAACACTTACTACCGAATCATGCGAGTTGACAACCTAATGGTTACAAACTCATAAAAAATAGAACTAGTTTACTAGTCGTTTTAGGGACTCTTCGGAGTCCCTTTTTTTATGTGTATAAATAAAGTGATAAAGAGGAATTATAATGGCACTGACAGACAACAAAAACTTCTTACAACCAACTGGGTTCCGTGTAATTGTGGAAAGAGAGAACTATGGGAACTTAGAGTTCTTTGCCCAATCGGTACAACACCCAGGTGCTATCGTATCTGCGGCAGAAATTTCTAATCCTAGACTTCAGGGTGGTCTTCCTGTTGCAGGAGACTCTATCAACTATGGAGAACTAACTCTCAGTTTAATCTTGGACGAAGACCTAACCGCATACAAGGAAGTGCAAAAGTGGATGGAAGGGTCTATCTATAGTGAAAACTCACCGTATCACGATATCACTGTTATTGTCTTAACTAGTCACAATAACTTTTGTGCACAAATAAAATATAAAAACTGCATACCCACTCAACTAAGTTCGGTCGAGTTGACATCGACTACTGGTGACGTTACATATATCAACTTCGATACCACTTTCCGATTCAGTGAATTCGTTCTGTCATGAGTCTAAAAAAATACTCTATCAAGAATCCAGAAGTACTAAGCATTCTTGAAGACTTCCGGTACACCTATCGAGAACTATATCAACCAGAGACAACCAATCGATGTATGTTTCCGGATATGATGGGTAAAGCAGATCACTATACTGGTGAAGATGAGATGTGGAGAATCATCGACATGGGAGAAGACCATGATGGTGCTGCATCTACTTCCGTATGTTATCCTATCAAACCGGATCACTATAACGGAACCCACCCCGAAGAGTACGCAAAGACATGGCATAATCTAAATGCCTCTTTGACAGAAGAACTAGGGGTACAACACAGTGCCTTATCTACCTTATACCCACCACAGGGATTTATTGGTTGGCATAATAACGCAAATGCAGCTGCTTATAATCTAATATTTACTTGGTCCGAAAGAGGTGATGGGTGGTTTAGATACGTAGATCCTAAGACTGAAGAAATAATCACAGTTGAGGATGAGCAAGGGTGGAACCTGAAGGCCGGACACTTTGGTTCATATGGATCTGGTGATGTGGTTTACCATGCCGCAAGAACTAACTGTTACCGAATGACTCTCAGTTATGTCCTAGGTCACGATGAGGATTATTGGAAAGATTGCATTGACTTTATAGCGACTTAGTGTTATACTATATAGTTACAGTGAACTAAGGTTATTATATGATTGATTTAGAATCCATTCTCAAAGAGTGGCGTGAAGACTGTGAGATATCACAGCACCAATTGGATGAAGTCTCCCGACAGACTCCCTCACTACATGCAAAATACTTGCAGTATCTAGCACTCGCAAAGTTACAACTCAAACGTTCTGAAAACAACCAGAAGACGTTACTCAAACAAAAGTTCTTATACTACAACGGAAAGATGTCTCAAGAAGAGATAGTTGCTACTGGATGGGACTTAGACCCGTTTAATGGTCTTCGCATGTTGAAGGGTGAAATGGACTACTACTACGACTCTGACCCTGAGATTCAGAAGTCTGAAGAGAAGGTGGTCTATCACAAGACACTTATCGAAACCCTAAGTAACATAGTTGATACTCTCAAGTGGAGACATCAAACTGTGAAGAACATGATTGATTGGAGAAAGTTCGAAGCCGGTGGATAATAAGATACGAATTAGGATGAAGGATCACTCCCATTTTTTGGTTGAGGCGCATCCAGCACAGGAACAAGAGTTGAGAGAATACTTCTCATTTTTTGTCCCCGGTTACAAATTCATGCCAGCATTCAAATCTCGACACTGGGACGGGAAGGTGAAACTGTACAACATGGTTTCAAAACAAATGAACGTAGGTCTCTATACACATCTGCGTCGTTTCTGTGCTGACCGTTTCTACCAACTTGAAATACTCGAACATGAGGTATATGGAATACCTTCTTTCAAAGAGGACATCGACCACCCAGCACTAATCGACTTTCTCTCGGTGTTAGATTCCCCTTTCAAACCTAGGGACTATCAGTATAAAGCAATCGCACACGGGGTTGAGAACAGACGTTGTCTTCTATTGAGTCCTACGGGTAGTGGTAAGTCGTTCATCATATACAATCTGCTGAGATATTGCTATGAGGTGACCGAAGGTAAGATATTGGTCATCGTCCCGACTACCTCTCTGGTAGAACAGATGTACAAAGACTTTGCTGACTATGGATATGATACCGAAGAGTTCTGTCATAAGATATATTCTGGTAAAGAAAAGATTACTGACAAACGTGTGATAATCTCTACGTGGCAGTCTATCTACAAGTTCGGTGCAGAATGGTTCTCGCAGTTTAACACTGTCTTTGGAGATGAAGTGCATCTTTTCAAAGCAAAGTCTCTATCTACTATGATGGACAAGTGTACAGAAGCACAATATCGATTCGGTCTTACCGGAACACTGGACGGTACTGAAACTAACAAGTTGGTCCTAGAGGGATTGTTCGGTCCTACCTTTACGGTGACACGTACTGTGGAATTGCAAAAGAACAAACAACTTGCAGAACTGGACATATCCATTCTTCTTTTACGGTATCACAACGATATCTGTAACATGATGAGGGATAAGACTTATCAAGAAGAACTCGATTATATCGTCACATATGAACCACGTAATAAGTTTATAAGTAAGATTGCATTAGACCAAAAGGGTAACACGTTAGTCATGTTTCAGTTTGTTGAGAAACATGGTAAGGTATTGCATGAGATGATCAAGTCAATGGTATCAGAGGGTCGTAAGGTCTTTTATGTATCTGGTGAAGTTGATGCTACTGATCGTGAACAGATACGAGGAATCGTAGAGAAAGAAGATGACGCTATTATTGTTGCCTCTCTTGGCACTTTCAGCACTGGCATCAACATCCGCAATTTGCATAATATTGTATTTGCGACTCCATCCAAGTCCCAAGTTAAAGTCCTCCAATCAATTGGTCGTGGTCTTCGTCAGTCTGACGACGGTAGGACTACTAGGCTTATTGATATCGCTGATGATCTCCATGTCAAGTCTCATAAGAATTTTACTTTGAAACATAGTGCTGAAAGGATTAAGATATATACTAAAGAAGGGTTTAAATATAAAATTTACCCAATTGACTTAAAACCTATAAGAGTAGAAAGGGATGAAGATGAGTTCTTCGGTTAGACATTTGAAATTAGTAACGGGTGAAGAACTTATCTGTGAAGTGTTGGATGAGTCACCAGAGTCTATAGTAGTAAACAATGCAATGAGTTTGATGCAGAACACATTGAAGAGTGGTGAAAAATTCTTCACATTTAAAACTTATATGGTGTACCAAGACACTCCTTCGAATTGTATTATCATATTCACTGACAAGATTATGTCATTAGCAATACCTACTAAAGAGATGTTGGGCCAGTATAATATTGCACTTAAAGAAATGTCAAACTATGTTGAAGAATTGGAAAACAATGAATTCATTGATGACTTTGAAGAAACTCCTAAGTCTTTGAATGACTGGTTAGATGAAATGAAACAAGAATCTTCCGAAGGTAAAGAGTTTGATTCTGATGTTAACGGAATGTTGATGAATTAATCTGTATATATTCCCCTCTGGGGGTTAATAGATTATACACTATAAAATAGGATCTGTCAAGAGAAAATGAAATTAAAAAACTACCCTCATATTACTATCGTAACAAATGTTACTATACCTAAAAGATTTGCCGCAGTAGTCCGTGGTTTTTTTATTTTTGTCCGTCCACAATACAAAGATAACATTCCCCTTATAGAACACGAGAAGGTACACGTTCAACAGTTCTGGAGAACTTTTGGTGCTCATGGTCTGATGTATCTATTCAGTAAGGGATATCGACTTCGTTCTGAGTTAGAGGGATATTCAGTCCAGATAAAGAAGAGAGAAGAATTAGGTAAACCTCCTAAGTTCGACTATTTCGCAAGGTGTATTGCTGACCACTATAGATTGGACATTACGACCAAGAGAGCAAAAAGGTTATTAATTGAAGAACATAGTAAATTATGATAGTAGGATTTACTTGTTCGTCATTTGACCTTCTCCATGCGGGTCATGTTGCTATGTTACGGGATGCGAAAGCTCACTGTGACTATCTCATATGTGGATTACAAGTAGACCCTTCATTAGACCGATCGTTTAAAAATCCTCCAGTACAGTCTATCGTTGAACGATATACTCAGTTGAATGCTGTGGGGTATGTTGATGAAATCATTCCCTATGTGACCGAACAAGACCTAGAAGATATCCTTGCCATGTACCAGATAGACTTGCGTATCATGGGTGAGGAGTATAGGGACCTAGATTTTACGGGAAAGGATATTTGCCGTAAACGTGGCATACAGTTATATTTCAATGAAAGATCTCACAGGTTCTCATCTAGTGACCTAAGAAAACGAGTAGTTGATAGCAACCAATTGACAAACCAGTAATATTTTGGTATAATACCTACTAAATTAAACGAGTTATATATTATGAAACCAAAAGAAAAACCGCATTACGTAAACAATAGGGACTTCTCTAATGCAGTCGTGGAGTACTGCACAACTGTAATGGAGGCTAAAGAACAAGGTAATCCACATCCTGTGGTTACTAATTATATTGCTACTTGTTTTCTAAAGATTGCCGAGGGACTTTCTCATAAGGGTAACTTCGTTCGTTACACCTATCGTGAAGAGATGGTGATGGATGCGGTAGAGAACTGTCTAAAGGCAATAGAGAATTATGATATCGAAGCTGCAACCCGTTCGGGTAAACCAAATGCCTTCGCATACTTCACACAGATATCATGGTATGCATTCTTGCGTAGGATACAGAAGGAAAAGAAACAACAAGACATCAAGATGAAGTATATTGCTGAAGCAGATATCAGTGCTTTCATGGGTGATGATGAGGATGGAATGTTTCAACACCAAACTTCTCCTTTTATAGACACCTTGCGACAACGAATTGATGTTGTTAAAACTGCGGATACTGAATTTAAAGAGTATGTGAAGGAAGAGAAGAAGAGAAAGAAACGTGCCGTTTATGTTGACTCGGACCTATCGGACTTTATTTAATAATGACTTGACAGACACCTTTTATTGTAGTATAATAGTCGTCATATAAATTGAGTTGAGTCATTTATGAAAATAGCAATACTGAACGACACTCACTGTGGGTGCCGTAATTCGTCTGACATCTTTATGGATTATCAAGAACGATTCTACAGTGAAGAGTTCTTTCCTTATTTAAAAGAACATGGTATCACTCAGATTCTACATTTGGGTGACTACTATGACAATCGCAAGACAATCAATCTAAAAGCATTAAATCACAATCGTCAAATATTCTTGGACAAACTCCGTGAGTACAATATACACATGGACATTATTCCAGGCAACCACGACGTTTACTTCAAGAATACTATTGAACTGAACTCTCTGAAAGAGTTGATGGGTCACTACATTAATGAAGTAGATATCCTTATGGACCCTATCGTGCGTGACTATGATGGTGTTAAGTTTGGTCTAGTGCCATGGATATGTCCTGAGAACGAGAAAGAGATATTGACCTTCTTAGACAAGTGTGGTGCTGATGTCATCGCTGGACACTTCGAGTTGGCAGGATTTGAGATGGACAAGGGTATTGTATGCCATACTGGTATGGATCCGAAACCTCTAGAACGTTTTGAAACTGTGTTGTCCGGACACTTCCATACTAAATCTAGCAAGGGTAATATCACTTACTTAGGTTCTCAGATGGAGTTCTTCTGGAACGATGCCCATGATCCCAAGTACTTCCACATCTACGACACTGAAACTCGTGAGATGACTCCAGTGCAGAATAAGGTCACTCTGTTTCATAAGATATACTATAATGAAGATACTATTAATTACTTCGAAGACCTATCGTATCTGAATGGTAAGTTTGTTAAGTTGATTGTCTCTAACCGTTCTGATATGCAGAAGTTCGAAAGATATGTTGATAAGATTCAGTCGCAAAAGATTCATGAACTGAAGATAGCCGAGGACTTCAAAGAATTCCGTGGAGAAAATGTGTCGGATACTGATATAACTATTGACGACACCGAAACTTTAGTGTATAATTATATCAAAGAAGTCGAAACAGATTTGGACAAAGACCGTATCAAAGCTGTTGTATCTGAACTAATGATTGAAGCACAGAGTGTAGAGATTGCATGATAAAGTTTGAAACCCTACGTTGGAAGAACTTCCTTTCGACTGGTGATTATTATAATGAGATTAACTTCCTCGACAGTTCCACTAACCTGATCGTTGGTGAGAATGGTGCTGGTAAGTCCACCATGCTTGATGCGTTATCATTCGCACTGTTTGGTAAGGCACACCGCAAGATTACCAAGAACCAGTTGGTCAACACAATCAATAACAAAGGTTGTGTAACTGAGGTCACTTTCAGTGTAAATGCGGTCCAGTATCGTGTAGTGCGAGGGATTAAACCTGCTAAGTTTGAAATCTGGAAAGATGGTAGTATGATCAACCAGAATTCACATGCACGTGAATATCAGGATATTCTTGAGAAGAACGTCTTTCAGATGTCTCACAAGAGTTTCCACCAGATTGTTGTTCTAGGTTCGTCGTCTTTTGTCCCGTTCATGCAACTCAACTCAACCTCTCGACGTGACGTGATAGAAGACCTCCTTGACATTAACATCTTCTCCAAGATGAATATGTTACTCAAGGAGAAAACCTCTCTCCTAAAAGGCGAACTTGAGAACAACACCCATTCTATTGAAGTTGTCAAGACCAAAATTAATGCACAGAAGAAGTATATCCGTGACCTTACTGCTATCAATACTCAACATCGCAAGGATAAGGAAGGTGAGATTGCAGAACTTCGGTCAGAGATAGAAGAACTCAATGCGGTGAACAGTGCTTTATCTGAGACGGTTAACACTTTGTTACCCACTATCACGGAGAGTCTAAACAGTATTCGTGCCAATAAAAGTAAGTTGGATGAATATTATGCACAGTTCAAGACACAAGTGAAGTCTGTGGTCAAAGAGGCAAAGTTCTTTGATGATAATGAACACTGTCCTACGTGTGACCAAGATATTGCAGAAGACTTGCGCAAGAGTAAGAAGGAGTCTGCAACCTCTAAGGCAAAAGAACTAAAGTCTGCAATGGATAAGGCAGAAGGACAACAGAAACAGTACCAAATAGAGATAACTTCCCTAGAGGAACAGATGTCTAGTTGTCTTGCTGATCAAAACAACTTGAACAATAACAATCAGACTATCAGTCGTCTGCAACGATCTATTGGTAAGATACAGCAAGACCTACAGGACATGACAGAGTCTCATGGTGATATGGGTCAAGCAAATACAGATCTAACGACTCTGGATTCCGAATTACACGAAAGGACAGATGAGAAGTTTATCCTCAATGAGAGGGCTGCGTACAACCGTATCGCAAGTGAGTTACTTCGTGACACTGGAATCAAGACCAAGATCATTAAACAGTACGTGCCAGTCATCAATGAGTTGACGAACAAGTACTTGCAGATTCTAGATTTCTTTGTCCACTTTGAGTTGGACGATAGTTTTAGTGAGACCATCCGGTCACGGTATCGTGATACGTTCTCGTACGACTCTTTCTCTGAAGGTGAGAAACAGCGTATTGACTTGTCCCTACTATTTACGTGGCGACAGATTGCTAAGATGAAGAATTCGGTATCGACTAATTTGTTGATACTTGATGAGACGTTCGACTCTTCGTTGGACGGTGAAGGTGTTGATAACCTTATGAAGATTATCGACACATTGAAAGAAGACACTAATGTCTTTGTTATCTCCCACAAGACTGAACTTGAGGATGCCCACTTCGAACGTAAGTTGACATTCGTCAAAGATAAAAACTTCAGTCGAATGAGAGAAAGCACTTGACAGACGGTCACAAATGTTATATAATGGTCACCATATTAACTGAGGAAACATTCAATGGAACTATCTAATCGCACGGTCGAGATACTGCGTAACTTCTCGACTATCAATCCCAACATTGTAGTCAATGGTGGTAACGTCTTGAAGACTATGTCTATCGCAAAGAACATCGTATCTCGTGCTGAGATTGAAGAGAGTTTTCCGAATACGTTCGGTATCTATGATCTCTCTGAGTTCTTGTCTGTGTTGTCTTTGGTAGACCGTCCATCAATCACTTTTGGGGACAGCTTCTGCACCGTATCTGATGGCAGTGGGTTGTCATCTGTGAAATACTTCTACTCTGATCCTGAGATGCTTTCTGCACCTAAGAAAGATATCGTAATGCCAGAGTGTGAAGTCAAATTCTTACTTACTAATGAAACCCTAAGTAAGATCAAACGTGCATCATCCGCACTTGGCTATGATAATATCTCTATCCGTCCGAACGGAAATTCAATTGAGGTCAATGTAGTCGATACAAATGATTCCACGTCTAACTCATTCTCTGTATTGGTTGAAGGTAGTTTTCCCGAAGGTGCTGACTTTAACTTTATTATGGGTGTGGGGAATATGAAACTGTTGGGTGAAGATTACGAAGTATCAATATCTACGAAGTTGATATCACACTTCAAATCTACCACTTCAGAAACGCAATATTTTATTGCACTTGAAAAGTCATCAACTTACGGAGCATAAAATGACTGAAGATCAGAAGAATTTAAATGACCTATCAAATCGTGTCGCACGTTCATGTGTTGCGGTAGTAGATACCGTAGTCACTCGTGGTGGTTTTAAAGGTGAAGAACTAACCACCATTGGGCAATTACGTGACCAAGCAATCCAAGTTGTTGCTCTCTATGAGACTGTCGCAAAGGCATTCGCAGAAGAAGAAGTCGCAGCTAACAAAGCTTCTAAATCTAAGAAGAAGTAACCCCCTTTCGGTCTCTTGGATCATAATGTCTTTGCCCTAGGATATGATTCGAATTGATTAAACTTATATTATGAATTAATTGATTCAAGAGACCGACCTTTTCAGTATACATATATACATAGTAAGAAATGCTCGGATAGCTCAGTTGGTAGAGCAGCTGACTTGTAATCAGCAGGTCGCAGGTTCGACTCCTGTTCCGAGCTCCATTTTTTAATAATCAGATTTTATCACAACAATTGAAAAACCATGAGTCTGTAACTGATAATTATTATAAATAATTGTTTACATGAGAGGATTAATGTAGTATAATAGTCCTCATTGAAAGTTAATTTATATTATGGAGTTGTAATGAGCAATGAGTTTTTGTGGGTTGAAAAGTACCGTCCGAAGAAAGTTTCTGAGACTATCCTTCCGACAGAGTTAAAACAAACATTTCAAAACATCGTGGATGGTGGTGAAATCCTCAACATGATGTTTACTGGTACTGCTGGTACTGGTAAAACCACAGTCGCACGTGCGATCTGTGAGGAACTTGACCTAGACTACATTGTCATCAATGGGTCTGAAGAAGGCAACATCGATACCCTACGTGGTAAGATTAAACAGTTTGCGTCATCGGTGTCCTTATCGGGTGGTTACAAGGTTGTCATCCTAGATGAGGCTGACTATCTAAATCCCCAATCGACACAACCTGCTCTCCGTGGGTTTATCGAAGAGTTCTCTAACAACTGTCGTTTCATCATGACATGTAACTTTGAGAACCGTATCATCGAACCTCTACATTCAAGGTGTTCTAAATACACCTTTAATTTCAACAAGAAAACTATGACCTCGCTATGTGGTGGGTTCATGCAGCGTCTCCAAGGAATCTTGCAAGAAGAGGGTGTGGAGTATGATAAGAATGTTTTAGCTAACATCATCATGAAACATGCACCAGATTGGAGACGTGTACTGAATGAGTGCCAGAAAGGTTCTGTCTCTGGAACACTCAATGTCTCTAATAGTGTAAGTGCGGATATCTCCGATACTTACTCTCAATTGTTCAGTGCAATCCGTGAGAAGAACTTCAAGAAGATGCGAGGGTGGGTGGTGAACAACATCGATGTTGAACCAGCGTCAATCTTCCGTGGTGTCTACGATAAGATGTATGACTATGTCGCACCAAACAGTATTCCTCAGTTGGTCCTTATCCTTGCGGATTACCAGTACAAGAATGCATTTGTTGCTGACCACGAACTGAATCTTGTCGCATGTATGACCGAAGTCATGGCAAACGTGGAAATAAAATCGTGAGTCCATTTGACTTCCTGAAGAGTATAAATGACACTAAAGTAAATCTTATTGATCAAGACCAAGGTAACACCAAGTACTATAATGGTTTTGTGATTAATAGGTCACTTTCATATTTTCCGGACACTGTGTTTATGTCCAATGAAATGAACAGATTACATCACTTAGATGATAAGATGCAATACGATTTTCTTATAAATATTATACGGAAAAAGAAACGATTCTCTAAATGGGACAAACCTGATCAAAGAGCCGACATGGAATGTATCAAGGAATATTTTGGTTACAGTGAACAGAAGGCGAAGCAAGTCATAGGGCTCTTAACGGAATCACAAATAAAAACTATCAAACTAAAGGTAGCAAAAGGTGGAAGAGAATAACATAGTCCAATGGAATTCGGACATGATGCTAGAGATCAGTCTGTCCGAACCGGATGACTTTTTAAAAGTCAGAGAAACATTAACACGTATAGGTGTAGCGTCTCGGAGAGACAATACCTTATACCAATCATGCCATATCTTGCATAAGCAAGGTAGGTATTTCATCGTCCACTTCAAAGAGTTGTTTCTACTAGACGGAAAGAAGTCTAATCTAGAGACCTCTGATATGGAGAGACGTAACACAATCGCCACTCTGCTTGCAGACTGGGGACTAGTCGGAATCGTGAATAAAGAAGTTGCACGTGATTGTGCACCAATGCGACAAATTAAAATTATATCGTATAAAGATAAATCTGAATGGACTTTGCAACCAAAGTATAACATCGGGAATAGCTAATGTCTGACACTTGTTATGAAATATTTGAAGACCGTGAAGAAAACATTAGAACAAAAACTCCATTTGTGGGTCGGCTTCCGTTTGATATGGAGTCGACCTACGACTGGAATGAATTCATGAAAATGATGGACTCGCATCCGAATGACTTGTATGATCGAAATTCAGATAAAATGCGTATCGGATTAAACTCTTTCCATAGTCGTGGTAGTGCACCAGACTTTGCTAAAAGTATATATGAAGAGATGCAAGACGTATTCTCTCTTCATGAGAACAAAATTACCAATATCGCTTTCAGTGGTTTTGGTCGTGAGAGTGGTTCTTATCCATGGCATAAAGATGGTATGGATGTATTTTTGGTTCAAGTCATAAGTACTGTTGGTCTAAAAGTAGAAGGAATAAATGACGAAGAACCATTTGATTTTGAACCGGGTATGTATGTGTATCTTCCGAGAGGAACACACCACCAAGTATTTCCAAGGGAATCCCGTGTATCATTTTCTTTTGGTGTAGAAGGGGACCCAGATCCATCAATGTACTATTAAGGACGTGGTATGTCTGATAAAAAGAATAATGTGGTATCTCTTGCCGAGATAAGTGCGAAGAAGGTAGAAAAGGAAAAAGAATTAGAATTTTATCGTAACCATTTAGAACTATGTGAAAAGAAGTTGTCCTATATCCAGATGGACATAAATGTTACGTTAGAAGTAATCGACATGATTGAACATGAGAAGGTCGTGTTGGTTGATGCTTCGGTACCCATCATCAGTATTGATGACGAAGATAACTCAAACGAGTAATATTTTTTCAAAAAGTGTTACTTTTATTCTCATAACTTGTATATATAGTACCGGATATGCCGAATTGGTCGGGTGTCCATAATAAACTTGCTAATTATTTAGGAGTCACAGCATGACATTAACAGCAAAGCAATTGTTCCCACGTTCAGCATTCGTTGGTTTTGATACCATGATTGATGAATTAGATCGAATCTCAAGAAACTCTGGTGACACGTTCCCCCCGCATAACATATTAAAGACGGGAGAGGATCAATACCTAATCGAGTTAGCCGTCGCCGGTTTCGCCGAAGACGAACTCGAAATCGAAGTAAAGAACCGAACACTGACCATTAGAGGACAGATAAAAGATTCGGATCGAGATTACATCCATAAAGGAATCTCAACGAAGAAGTTCGAAAGACAATTCCGCATGTCGGAGTATGTTGAAGTAATGGGAGCTGATTTCAGGAACGGGTTACTTGCCATCCAATTGGAGGTAATAATCCCTGATTCTCAGCGGCCTCGTAAAGTTGAAATTAACGGGTCTCAAACATTGAGTCCTCAACTATTAAACGAGGAGAACGTAAATGCAACAGAAGAAGGTTTCACGTCATCTAAGAAGTCCTTATAACAGGTATTTTAGATTTGAAGATGTGAGTCTGACTTTTGCGGTAGTAGGTGTGGTTTATACCATGTTTATTTGCCTAAAACCATTAGTCTAAAAGCATAAATAAGGGGGAGTCAAATCCCCCTTTTTTTATGGACAATATATGAAAGCAATACAGATTGTAATGAAAGGTGATGAACGGTCTGAGGAGTATTCCTATCTCTCTCAACGTTCTTTCCAACGTGCCATAGATGATGGTTACATCGATTCCATAGAGACCTTCGATGCCCTCACTCCCCAATCAGAAGATTTCCAAGACCACGTAGATAAGTACGTCTGGTCAAAAAGTTTGATGACCCTAGATTTAAATTCCGGTAACAGTAAAGACGACCACTCTCCTACAGAGAAGGCTGGAATGTGTTCTCACTGGGAACTCATGCGTCAACAAGGACAGTCTGACGAGAAGTTCTGGATTATGGAACACGACACTTGGTTGCTCGAAGAACGTTACGAGGCGTTCAAACTTCTCTCTGAGTACGCAGATAACACTCTCTACGCAAACATCGGATTGTTCATGGGCATGTACTGCATGGACAGGAGTTTCGCACACTGGGGTCATTACATGTTGGCACAGAGGGACTTCCCTATCAACTGTGGACCGTACTGTGTTCTCCAACGTCTTTTCAGAACATACACGACAGACTTCCTTGCTCGACCAGATATTAATTATTATGGAATTCGCAATACTGCTTTACATCCTTGGACAGGATGTGATACAATAGGCATTGGTCGTGACATTGGGTTGTACTTTAATGAGAAGGATAGACACAAGACTGGCATACCTACACCGACCACACAAGTGATTTCAAAACGTCTTGCAGTGACTCAGAATCATCATGGTTACTCGGATAAGAATCAACAAGAACCGTGGACTCGACATAAATTTTTCAAAGTAATTGATTGACATCTCATCCTATTTTTGTTATAATTACCCCATTATTATTGAGAATGTTATATATGACTAATAAATTTTATACTTCCGTCGTCCGGTATGGCAACAAACTACTATACCGTGGATATGACGAAGAGGGTCGTGCTGCCAAAGCTCGAATCCCATTCAAACCTACACTATTCATGTCTGGGGAGAGTGAGGAAGGTTGGACTACCCTAGACGGTATTCCAATGCAACCCGTCATCTTTGACTCCATGTCTGAGGCAAAAGATTTCAATAAACGTTATGAGAACGTCACTAACTTCGCAATCGCAGGAAATACAAATTACACCTCACAGTTCATTGCGGAAGAATGGCCTAACCAGATTCACTATGACCGCAGTCTAATCAAGACTGCCAACATCGATATTGAGGTCTTCTCTGCCGAAGGTTTTCCTGCCCCCGAAGATGCGGCACATCCTATCACTGCTATCTGTATGCGTGAGGATACTGGTACATACTGGGTCTGGGGTTGTGGTGACTACACACCCACACGTGAGGATGTTCTATACATCAAGTGTGACAATGAGATTGACCTTGTGCGTAAGTTTATCCGACGTATGGAAGAATATTGCCCCGACATTATCACTGGTTGGAATACAAGATTCTTTGATATACCATACATCGTTAACCGTTGTTACAAACTATTCGGTGATGATACGTTATTAAAACGTATGTCCCCTTGGGGTCTCGTCCGTGAACGCAACACCACCATCAACGGCAAACAGAATCAAGAATATATCCTCGAAGGTATCGAACAACTCGATTATTTGGAAGTGTTCAAGAAGTTCACTGGAAATACACTCGGAAAACAAGAGTCATATCGACTTGACCATATCTCGCACGTAGTTTTGGGAGAACGTAAACTCTCCTATGAGGAACATGGAAATCTTCACACTCTTTATGAGAAAGACTTCCAGAAGTTCATTGACTATAACGTGAAGGACGTTGAGTTGGTGCATAAACTAGATGTCAAACTCGACTTGATTTCACTGATTCTAACTATGGCATATAAAGCAGGTGTCAATTATAATGATACTTTAGGTACTACTGCTATCTGGGACACTATCATCTATCGACTACTGAACAAACAGAAGATTGCCGTTCCCAAGAAAGTTGAGAAACCCAAGACATCATATCCCGGCGGTTATGTGAAAGAACCACAGGTTGGTGCGCACGACTGGGTCACTTCCTTTGACTTGAACTCCCTGTACCCGAATATCATTGTTCAGTACAACATGTCACCTGAGACTGTGTTGGATGGCATGAACTTGCATGTCAGTGTCGACAAGTTCCTTGATGGTTCTGTGAATGTCGGTGGACAAGGATACTCTGTTGCTCCTACTGGTATTCGATTCACTCACGACCGTGAGGGTGTCATTCCTACGGTGATTAAACAGTACTACTCCGAACGTCGTGTTATAAAGAACGAGATGTTGAAGTGTCAACAAGAGATGCAGACTAGCCCATCTAAGGAATTAGAATATAAGATCTCTTCTCTCGATAACCAACAGATGGCAATCAAGATTCTTATGAACTCCCTTTATGGTGCTCTGGGCAATCGTTGGTTCCGTTACTTTGACCAACGTGTTGCAGAGTCGATTACTCTTGCGGGTCAGTTGGCAATTAAGTGGGCAGAACGTGCGGTCAATGGTGCGATGCAAGATGTTCTCAAAACAGATGAGGACTATGTCGTCGCAATCGATACTGACTCCGTGTATATTCGCATGGGTGATTTGGTCGAGAAGTTTGCCCCGAAGAACCCTGTCAAGTTCCTAGACAAGATTTGCGCAGACCACTTCGAGAAAGTTCTGTCTGACTCTTATGCGACTATGGCAGATGCGACTGGTGCCTACGAGAATCGCATGGAGATGGGACGTGAGGTTATCGCAGACCGTGGTATCTGGATGGCAAAGAAACGATACATCCTGAATGTGCACAACAACGAGGGTGTCCAGTACGCACAACCTAAACTTAAAATGATGGGTATCGAGGCAATCAAGTCATCGACTCCGTCGGTTGTCCGTGATAAGATGAAACAAATCTTCCGTGTTTTGATTGAGGGTACTGAGGATACTACTCAGGGCTTTATCCGTGAGTTCAAGACATTGTTCAAGTCTCTACCTCCCGAAGATGTTTCGTTTCCTCGTGGTGTGTCTAACCTTACTAAGTGGACAGACCGAAAAACTATCTTCAAGAAGGGAACTCCCATTCATGTGCGTGGTGCCCTGTGTTACAACAATGCGATTGTCGAGAACGATATCAACCGACGATACGAGTCTGTCAAACAGGGTGAGAAGATAAAGTTCGTTTATCTCAAGATGCCTAATCGTCTGGGACAGAATGTCGTTTCTTATCCCCTTAACCTTCCGGAAGAGTTGGGACTGCACAAGTTTGTTGACTACGACCTCATGTTTGAGAAGACTTTCCTAGACCCACTAGAACCTATTCTCGACGCAGTTGGTTGGACAGCAGAACCACAGGCATCATTAGAGGATTTTTTTGGATAAAGGGCTTGACATAGTACTAGTTAATTTGATACTATATATTTTCGTTGATGGGAGTTCCTGTCAATGATTTTTAAAACAATGATCTAGGCAGTTGCCTATAACATTTTATATAGGAGTGACAAAATGTCATTAATAGCAGTAAAACAGAAAAAACCAAAACGTCGTGGTCACGACGGAACTCTAAGACGTTCTAAACAACCTGTGAAATCTAAGTATATAGTGGATCTGATCGACCAGAAACGGTTCACCCAAGAACATCTTGATCTACACGGAACGGGGTTTAATCCAGACACAAATGGGTTTGAGTATCTAAACGGATATGACGATTACGGTGTCTACTATTCACATGATCAATTTATGTCGGTTGAAGATATATCTAACGTCGTAGATAGTGTGGGTAATCAGCAGCTATACCGTAAAGGTGATAACCAAAAAAGACCTCAGATTCGAGCAAGTATCAAGAATGATGGTTTTGACTTGCGAGAAAAGGGAATCTTTGTTATCGTTGACGGAAACGATAGGATTAAGTACGTTTTTAGTGGAAATACCACTCACAAACTTTTGTGCGAAGTGTATCCAGATCTCGAAAACCGTATAGTTCATGTTTTCAAAATGATTGGTGTACCCATCACTCTTTCTCAAGCAAGCATGATCGGTGCTCGACATAATGCTCTTTCTCGACCAGAAGATGAGATCAACTGGGATACATGTAAGGATGTCGTTAATCGAAAATTTGTTGCCGAGGAATATAACGTCAGTAAGAAATCGACTCTTAGGCAGTTAGAAATGTTTCGTTGTGAGGTTAAGTCAGACATTGCCTTTATGGGCAACGGTAAATTCTGTACAAGTAAAAAAGCAGCCATCGATCGACTGTTAATTCAGTTGACTGAAAACGTGAAAGGTGAACAAACTCTTCTCTCTTTCAGTAGTGGTGTATCATGCATAACTTATCTAAAGAAAAGGGATAGTATTAACTTTGCAGACAACCAACGATATGTATCTAATAAATCAGTAAGCATCGACTATGCAAGTAAGACATTGCACTTTTTTTCTGGAATGGTCTGCGAACGGATCAAGATGTCGGAAGAGGATAACCCCAGTTATCTGATCGCATCACCAGAGGATACGTTGTACAATATCGTTCTCAACTTTGGTACTATTGATCCATCAAACGTTCTTGCCAAAATTGAGAGCAAAGTTAAGGAATGGTATAAGGATATTCTGACCCATAACAAGGCAATCAGATCATTTGTGCCTGTTGGTCGTTGGAAGATCCAAGGGTTTATTAATCAGTCTAAAGAACTGACGGAATTTGCTAAAAAGAAAGGACTGGATATTCCTTTCGGTGAAGTTACCGATGTTAAGACATGGTTAGACCTGTATGATCTGAAATATGAAGAATTGATCTATATTATCTAAACATAAGGGGGGGATTGACATCCCCCTTTTTTTATAGTATAATACCTCTCATGAATTACGAATTAACTATCTTCAAAAACCAGTTCGATAACAAGACCCATCGTCACATGGTTCTTGATGATTGGGATAAGTTCGTAAATGTCCTGAAGAACATGTATAAAGAGAAAGGAGAGAAAGGTGGAAATAATTCTAGTCCTCTTATTAGTCCTGCTGTTTTCGAAGTGGATACGACTCGCAGTAACAAATCTACTCGTTATTGGGGTGGCTGGTGTTGCGTTGATGTTGACGATCATACTTTCTCTAGAGATGTACAAGTCCTTAATGAACAATTGCACAAACTCTTTGGAGAGTACGACTACGTGGTGTACAACACTGCATCAAGTCGAGAAGAACATCTCAAGTTTAGAATCGTATTTCGACTAGACGAACATATTGAGAACGAACGCATCAAGGCATTCTGGTATGCACTGAATACCGAGTTAGGTGAACTAGGTGACCCCCAGACAAAAGACCTTGCACGTATGTATTATGTTCCGGCACAGTATCCAGATGCGAAGTCCTTCTTTGTTACTAATCAAGGAACTGCCCTCAACACTTCTGAGTTGATTGCAAAACATCCATATCACGAGAAGACAGGTAATACTTTCCTAGATAGATTGCCACCAGAGATGCAGAGTGCTGTAATACTACATCGTAAGAATAGTCTAAATAACACCGACTACAGATGGTCATCATACCGTGACTGTCCGTTCTGGCCTAAACGTCTTGCAGTAGAATATCAAACGATCAATGAGACTGGTTGGTATTCTAAGATGTACAAGATAATGCTTGCAGTTGCCGGTAATGCATACTCTAAAGGGTATCCGATTACTGCAAAACAGATTTCAGATATGTGTCGTGAGTTTGATCGTGAAACAGGTAATTGGTATGAAAATCGTCCGTTGACAGTAGAAGCGGATAGAGCATTGGAATATATTTACAGGAATAGTTAATATGAATAGAGTATTAGTGACAGGTGCCGCAGGTTTCATTGGTTCCCAATTATCAGACCGACTACAGAAACGTGGTCTGACAGTAAAGGGTATTGATAATTTTAATACCCACTTGTATACACCTCAACTTAAAGTAGATAGAATGAGACACTTCGATCTAGATATTTGGGGATGTGATCTTAAAGACGAAATTAAACTAGAAGCACTACTGAGAGACTTCCGACCGGACACTATCGTACACCTTGCTGCAATGGCCGGTGTTCGTGATTCTATGGGAAAGGAGAAGTCGTATCACCAGAATAACATAGATGCCACACAAAACCTTATCGATATCTGTAAGGAACACTTACCAGAGACTCGTGTCGTTTATGCGTCTACCTCATGTGTGTATGCAGGATCTCCGACCCCGTGGACTGAAGGTCAGGAGTCTGGTAAACAGTTAAATGCTTACGGTTATACCAAGTGGGCAAATGAATGTCAGTTCCAATCTTCTGGTCTTGATACTGTAGGTCTACGATTCTTCACAGTATATGGCCCTTGGGGTCGTCCAGATATGGCATTATTTGACTTCACTAAGAATATACTTGCTGAAGAAGAGATTACTGTATATAACTACGGTGATATGAAACGTGACTTCACGTTTGTGGAAGATATTCTAGATGGTATTGAAATCGTCTTGGATAACACCGACATTGAGTCTGGTGAGATCTTTAATATTGGTCGTGGTGAACAAGTCGCATTGATGGACTTTATTGGTGAGATTGAGAAAAACACAAACAAGGATGCAATCAAAAACCTTGCACCTAAACATCCGGCAGATACATTGGAAACTTGGTCTAATACTTCTAAGTTGCAAGAATTGGGATATGATCCAAAAGTCAGTATCGCAGAAGGTGTTGAAAGATTTTACGAATGGTATAAAACTTATAATGGGATTAAATAATGTCTAGAACAACACCAGAAGGAGAGATCTCCAGATTTCGAATAGGTATTGTCGGTCATGGTTTCGTTGGTCAGGCGGTCGAGTATGCGTTCATGCATCCTCTCGTAGACTTTAACTACTATGATCCAAAGTATGACACTAACCTTGACACTCTGGAGGATCTTCCGGCAGACCGTCACCCTAAGTGTTTCTTTATATGTGCACCCACACCATCCAATGATGATGGATCGGTAGATTCTTCTATCGTAGAAGCATCCGTTATTAAGTGCCTACACTATACTGATGCACTGGTTGTGGTGAAATCAACAATTACTCCAGAATCAATTGACCGTCTGTATTCTGCAATGAACAGAGAGCAAGTTGATCGTTTCGTTTATAACCCTGAGTTTCTGACTGAGAAGAATGCTAAGGCAGACTTCGTTAGTGCTAAGTTCCACGTCATTGGTGGTATGCCTCAGGCCTCACAAGAACTCATTGACGTGTATGAAATCTTTGGTGCATGTGAGTCTAATGACTATCACCGTATGACTGCGTACGAGGCATCGTTTGTGAAGTACACGATCAATTCATTCCTGTCCACGAAGATAACCTTCTTTAATCAACTATATGATCTAGTTAACCTATACGGTTGTAACTTCAACACTATTGTCCGTGCTGTAGGAAGTGACGACCGTGTTGGTATGGGTCACACCCGTGTGCCGGGATTTGATGGTAAACGAGGATTCGGTGGTGCGTGTCTACCTAAAGACACGAGAGCATTCTTAGACTTCTCTACACATGAGTTTGCTGACGGGACTACAACTAGTTTCGATTTATTGGAGAAAGTACTTGACATCAATAGTGCTTATCGTGTACAATATGACCTCGATGAACGTGAAAGAGTTAATAACATTACATTTGTAGATTTTGGAGGCAAAAATGTCGATAATGGACAAACTAAAGAAGAACTCGAAGATAAAGGAGACAGCGACCCTATCGACGAGTAAATTCTTTACTGAAAAAGATATGGTCCCAACTGACGTTCCTATGGTGAACGTTGCGTTGTCAGGTTCTGTCGATGGTGGTATTGCACCAGGACTTACAGTTCTGGCAGGACCATCTAAACACTTTAAGACATCATTCGCATTGCTCATGGCAGGTGCGTATCTTAATGCTAAACCCGATGCGGTCATGTTGTTTTATGATTCCGAGTTTGGTTCACCACAGTCCTACTTTGAACAGTTCGGTATTGACACTAGTCGTGTATTACACACACCTATTGCAAATGTCGAAGAACTAAAGTTTGACCTTATCAATCAACTAGAGAACCTCTCTCGTGACGATGAAGTAATCATTGTGATTGACTCTATTGGTAACCTTGCGTCTAAGAAAGAACTTGACGATGCACTGAACGAGAAGGGTGTGGCAGACATGTCTCGTGCGAAGGCACTGAAAGGTCTGTTCCGTATGTCAACACCATACCTTGCGATGAAGAACATCCCGATGCTTGCAATCAATCACACTTATAAAGAGATTGGTCTGTTTCCAAAAGATGTAGTAAGTGGTGGTACTGGTATCTATTACTCTGCCGACAACATCTGGATTATCGGTCGTAGACAGAATAAGACTGGTACCGAAGTGACTGGTTATGATTTTGTTATCAAGGTTGAGAAGTCTCGATTTGTGAAAGAGCAGTCTAAGATTCCAATCTCAGTATCTTGGGATGGTGGTGTTGAGAAGAACTCTGGTCTCCTTGAAGTTGCATTGGCTGGTGGGTATGTTATCAAACCAAGTAATGGTTGGTACTCTCGTTGTCATGGTACTGAAGCAGAAGATAAGAAGTTCCGTACTAAGGATACTCTGAGTAATGAGTTCTGGGCACCTATTTTCGAAACGAGTGATTTCACTACATTCCTTCAGCAGACTTATCAGATAGGATACAAGAGTGTGATAAACCCTGAGTCTATAGTCGAGGAGGCCATAGCATGAAAGAATTAGATTTAGATAAACCTTCCGAGAATTTGGACTATAAGTTAGTACCTGTTGTCATTGATGGTGTTGAGGGGTGGAACGTTGATTTACTACGGGCTCCCTACAATGAGGTAACTATCCGATATAATAACGTTCGTATTAATGGTGACGAACAAAATATATCTTTTGACTTCGATGTGGTTGACACAGACGATCCAACCGTGTATAATATTGACAATATTAACCTACAAGGATTTGTTGGTGAAGTACTAGGAGACATCCTAGAAGCAGCAATCGAAACTGGATCACTACAGAAGAAGGACTCAAATGACGGACATCAATCTACAACAGACGATTCTACGGAATCTACTGACTAACGATTCCTACATGAGGAAGGTTGCCCCCTTCCTCTCTCCTGAATACTTCGAAGGTACTTACAAAAGTATCTTCCAAGAGTTCACTGCATACATTGCGAAGTATAACAACCTACCCTCTAAAGAAGCACTCAAGATTGAGATTGATTCTGAAGACCGTATGTCAGACGAACACTATCGTCACACAATGGATATCCTTCCAGACATCTTTAAGTATGCCGAAGAAGACCTGTCGTGGTTGGTAGAACGAACTGAGAAGTGGTGTCAAGACCGTGCGGTGTTCAATGCAGTGATGGAGTCCATCTCTATCATTGATGGTAAGCACCAAGATTTATCCAAGAATGCTATACCTGACGTATTGTCTAAGGCACTGTCTGTGTCATTCGACACTAACATCGGTCACGACTACTTGGAGAACATCGATGCACGATGGGACTTCTACCACATGGATGAAGAACGTTTACCGTTTGACCTAGACTACCTCAACCGTATCACCAAAGGTGGTTTGCCTAATAAGACTCTGAATATCGCTCTTGCTGGTACTGGTGTCGGTAAGTCTCTATTCATGTGTCATTGTGCTGGTGCTGCTATGTCACAGGGGAAGAATGTCCTTTATATCACTATGGAGATGGCCGAAGAACGGATCGCAGAACGGATCGATGCAAACCTACTGAACGTACCAATAGACCAGTTGGAAAATCTTAGTAAGGACATGTTTTCAAATCGTGTCAAAGGTATCGCAGATAAGACTAATGGTAAACTGATTATCAAGGAATACCCTACAGGTCAGGCACATGCTAGTCACTTCCGTGCACTTCTAAACGAGTTGAAACTGAAGAAGAAGTTCCTACCGGACATCATCTTTATCGACTACCTAAACATCTGTGCGTCGTCTAGGATGAAGTCTATGGGTGGTGCTATCAACTCCTATACATACATTAAGTCTATTGCAGAAGAGTTGCGTGGTCTTGCTGTTGAGTTTGATGTTCCGGTAGTATCTGCGACCCAGACTACTCGTTCTGGTTATAGTAATGACGACGTGGGACTTGAGGATACTTCAGAATCCTTTGGCCTTCCTGCCACCGCAGACCTGATGTTCGCATTAATCAGTAATGATGAACTGAATGCAAATGGACAGATATTAATAAAACAGTTGAAGAATCGATATAACGACCCAAGTGCAAATCAGAGATTCGTCGTGGGTATTGACCGAAGCAAGATGCGATTGTTCGATGTAGACCAAAACGATTCACCACTAAATAAAGAAGTAGATAATGGTCCAGCCTTTGATAATTCAAACTCTGGTCAGAGAATTGACTCAGAGAAATTCGAAAACTTTAAATTTTAGGGAATCACTATGGATCCAGTATCGCAGACACTTTTTACTATGGCACTAATGTTCATTGCTACTGTTGTCGGTAAGAAAGTGGGAAGACAAGAAGGGATTAATGCAGCAGTCTCATACTTACTTGAGATGGGTGCTTGCACTGAAGATGACTTGAAGAGAGCAAATGAAAGATTTATGGATGGAGATGATATCTAGTAATGACTGAGGTAGTTATTCGTAATAAAGAGTTGTTAGAGACTCTTAACAGTTTTTCTGATGAGATGTTATCAAAACCTTCTTATAACGATGAGAAGTACTGGACGTATCATGAGTATGATGATATCCACAAAGGAGAGTACTACACTTCTCGTGAGTATCTTGATGACTGTTTGTCTAGATACCCTGAGTTAGTAGGCCCACCAGATCGATACTTTGCGCAACCTATTGCTAAAATGGTTCGTGGAGATAAAGAACTCTGGGGAGACTTTATGCAGAAGGTGAAGTATGACTTTGCTTCAGAACTTGGTGCACACACCTCTGCATTGCTATCTTATTATCCACCAGGTGGTTTTGTTGGATGGCATACTAACTATGATGCAAATGCTTATCAAGTCTTGTTTACATGGTCAGAGACCGGAGACGGTTTCTTTGAGTACTATGATAAGAAGACAGATGAGATTATAAAGATTCAGGATGTTGCCGGTTGGCAATGTCGACATTATTATTTCGGTGCAGGTAATGAAGAAGACCTACACTGTTGGCACGCTGCTTATGCTGGTTGTCAACGCATTACCCTCGCATACAAATTTGTGAACGGTGGTAGTGTGAATAATCCCGAAGATGCGCAAGCACAACAGATGCGTGATATGTTAATTGATGAAATTGAGAGTGAAGAATGAAAAATAATGATATTGTGACAGTAGTTACGGTGAGTGGTGAATATGTCGGTCGTCTTGACAGTACGAATAGTAATGGTACAGTGACCCTTAACGATCCTCGTATGTTGATCAATGGTGACCAAGGAATTGGTTTTGCCCGTGGTGTATGTATGACTAGTGAAGAAAATCCAGATAAGGTTTCTTTTCAACAGTACGTACTGTGTACCAAAACTAATACTGCATTTTCAGATGCGTGGACAGAAGCAACAAGTGGAGTAAAATTAGTATGATAGGTCCGGATAAAGAAAAGGTCGCTGCGGCAGTAAGAGAGATGTCAGATAGCATGTTGCGTATTGACGCAGAGAAAGAGTTAATGAAAGACATCGTGGATGTCACTAATGAGAAGTACGGAATTGATAAGAAACACTTCCGTAAGATATCTAATATTTTCCACAAAAGAAATCTCGAAGAGTCTCGTGCAGAGTCCACCGAAGTTTACGATTTATACGAGGAGTTGTTTAAGTAATGTTGCTAACTGCCGGTTGTAGTTTTGTATGGGGAGATGAATTAGAAGGATTTGATACGAAACCACCTACTCATTGGCCTCTCACATTTACACATTTACTTGCTGATAAACTTGGCATTGAGTATTCGAATCGTGGTTTCTGTGGTGCTTGTAATGATAAGATTTTTCGTGAGGTTACAGATTTTTTACATAATCACCCCAATAAAGATAAGGTGACTCACTTGGTGGTGATGTGGTCTGCGTGGCAAAGGAAAGAGGTTGTCGAACATATGCCGGACGCTCGTGAGGTGAAGATTGGTCGACAAGATGATGTCACACAGTTTTCTCAATTACGCACTAATATTATATTCGATAAAAGTAAAAGAATTGCATATGAACACATGTTTCAGAACGCATACGACTCTAGAACAGATATCATGCACACTATCAGTAAGATGAAGTCACTTGAGGTGATATGTGATGCGGCAGGGATACAATTGATTCAGGGAGTATTCCATTCAAGGAATTGGTCTAACATCATGTCTATATTGACAGACCAATGTCCGGATGACGCTTCTAAAAAAATTAAAGAGAAGAGTTTACATATAGATGCTACCCCACATTACAAAAAATGGTTGTTAAACTCTATAGGTACATTGAAAAATACAAGTCGTATTGGTTTGGGTAAAGGTAAGGACATGTATACTATTTGTAAAGAATATGATGATATGAAAGAGTTTGGTCACCCAGGTGAGAAAACACAAGTGGTCTTCGCAGATTCTTTGCATGAGATTTTTGTAAAGTCAAGTCAGAAAGATGTATAAATAAACTGTAGTCACAACTTATATTTGGAGAATAATATGGAATATGCATTTGCAGGAATGCTATTTACTTTACTGGTAGTTTGGATAGTAATAAAAAATGAGAAAGATGAAGACAAATCTGGAGGAGGAGTAACGACTCCACCAGTAAGTGGACCATCACTTAATGATCAAAGAAAGGCCTTTGCTAAAATGACTGTTCCTGAATTAAAGAGTTACGTTAAAGAGAACAAAAATAAATTAGGTGAGTCAAAAGGTCGTATACCAACTAAGAAGGCAGATCTTATTGAAGCATCCCTAGAGATTTGGGAAAAGTAGAATGAAAACTTTCAAGTCCTTCTTAAATGAAGGTGTCAACGACCCAGCAATCTTCAAAGCAATCTTCCTTGCAGGCGGACCAGGTTCTGGTAAGTCATTCATTGTCGGTAAGACGGGTCTAACCTCTATGGGTTATAAAGTCGTTAACTCTGATGATGCGTTCGAGAACGCCATGAAGAAAGCATCGATGGAAATGAATCCAGACAACATCTTCTCCGTGAAAGGTCAAGAACTTCGAGGTAAGGCAAAGAACCTTACTGGTATTAAACAGTCAATGTATATCAAAGGTCGTCTAGGTCTGGTCATTGACGGTACTGGTAAAGACCCAAGTAAGATTGCAGACCAAGCAAAAGAACTCAAGAAACTAGGTTACGATGTCGCAATGATTTTCGTGAACACTGATCTTGACACTGCAATCTCTCGTGATGCTCAACGTGCTCGTACACTAGGTGCTAAAGGTGTTACAGAATATTGGAAATCGGTACAACAAAATATTGGTAAGTTCCAGACGATGTTCGGTAAGAAGAACTTCCTAGTAGTGGATAACTCTGAAGGTAAGGATTACCAGAAAGAGACTGTCCGTGCATACCGTGACGCAACCAAATTCACTCAGGCACCTGTAGATAATGCTAAGGCCAAGAAGTGGATTACTTCACAAAAACTCAAGAAGTAGTTATTGACAAGGATAGTGCATTATAGTATAATGGTTCAACAACTTTGAGAAACTATAATGAACTATCAGTCAAATCTTGCCAAAGAATATGCTCTCCTACTATCCAAGGTAGGAGACACCCCCACTCCCAAACAACAAAAAAAATTAGATAAACTTCTAAAACTTTTACGAAAAACTGTTTGACATCTTCTCAAAATAAGTGTATAATGTTCCTATAAATTCGACTGGAGATGTTTATGATACGTTTGTCAATAGCACTGTCTATGCTTGGTTTTATAGGATACATTACACTTGCACATGCAGAAACGCCAAAGATGCATGATAACGATGAAGTTGAGTGTTTGGCTTTGAATATATATCATGAGGCAAGAAGTGAAAGTGTCGCTGGTCAGTATGCAGTTGCGGATGTTACTCTCAACCGTGTACAGGACCGGCGTTACCCATCGACTATCTGTGGAGTAGTTAAACAGGCAGTACTGAGTCAATGGGGACTTGATAGGGGATTAGAGATACCAAGAAAGAACATGTGTCAGTTCAGTTGGTATTGTGATGGTCTCGCAGATGAACCGTTAGAAACATACTCGTGGTTACGTGCAAAAGATGTAGCAAGAGATATGATTTTCTTCCGTAAGTACAATGGTATAACAGAGGGGTCTACTCATTATCATGCCAATTATGTAAATCCTTCGTGGAGTTCTCATGAAAGGATGAGGATGGTAGGTAGAATAGGAGATCATATTTTCTATAAAGAGGACTAAAGATGCCAGTCGAATACGAATCTCTTACAACAGGGTTATTCCCAGAGGACGCAGAGGTAAATAATGCATATATACTGTACGATCACACAGGTGGACTTATATGTGTATATGGTGATGCAGATGATGCGATTGAAAGAGCAGTTCATGAAGTTACCAAAGATTATCAGTATGATCAGGTTTATGTTGATGCGTTTGATTGGGCAATCACAGTTTCTAGTGCAATCGGTGAAGTCACAATCTTAGTAGAGAAAATTTATTAATGTCCCGTTCGTCTAGAGGCCTAGGACACCGCCCTTTCACGGCGGTAACAGGGGTTCGACTCCCCTACGGGATGCCAATTTTAATTAGTAGTCCACTTTTGTATAAATAGAATAAACAAACGCACATTGAGAAAATATTATGTCTAATAATACAGAAGCCCCGAACGTCAATAGTGGTGAACAGAACGTTCCGGATAATTTAGCAGAACAGAGTGGATTACCTAATATGTCAAGCACAAAACCATTTACATTACAAACCGATTTGATTGTCGAAGGTGATGTGTATGCAAACGCATTCATCGGTGACGGTTCACAACTCACCGGAATCTCTGGTGGTGGTGGCACTTATGCGACACTGGTGGGATACAATCCCGCTGACCCCAGTGACTTCACTTCTATCGTATTAGACGCAAAGGATGGTAATGACCCTGCAACATTCCGTGGTGATATCATCAATGACTTAGGTTCTGTTATCGTTGACGTATCAAGTCCTAGTGCGACATTTAGTGGCACTTTGTTGGGCACAGTTTCTGGCAATAGTACAACACCGACAGGTTCACATACAATTCTAGATGTGGGTACAGACGGTACAGACGGAAGTCTCGATATTACAGACATTACCGCAGACGGTACAGTAGACTTTACTGGTGCGACTCTTATTGGTATTTCTGCTGGCGGTGGCGGTTTAGATTCTGCTGGTGTACTCGACTTATTAAGTTATGGAATCGCTGAGGTAGGCAGCAATCAAAAACAAGTTGCCATATCATTGAATACCTTTGTTTCACCAACCAATTTGATGGCCGGAGATTCACGTGGGTTAAGTTTAAATTATACTGGGTCTACTGGATTTTCGATCGGTGAGGTCTCAGGATCTACATTAGTAGAAGCAGATGCATCGGGTAGTGGTGACACGGTAGGTATTGTTCTTAAAGGTGTTACTGCATCTCACACTGGTACTGAAATTCAAGGCAATTTGAGACTATCCAGTCTACCAACTTCGGATCCATCTGAAGTAGGTCTGCTTTGGAATGACGGGGGTATTCCAGTATTCTCAGGATCAACTGCTCCAACTGGCGGTGGTGGTCTAGATTCTGCTGGTGTCACTGCATTAATAGACGAACCATATCTCAGGGATACATTGTACGATGTTGCGACAGCTCAAACAAATATCGGATTAGACGCTGGTTTCGCATCAACTTCTAACTTCAGTATTGCAATCGGTAAAGAGTCTGGTATCAATAGCGGAAACGCAACCAATAGTATCGCTCTAGGATTTAAAGCGGGACAAAGTATCAGCGATAATTCTATCATGATCGGTAGAGAAACTGGTGAGGTGGGTGCAGGTTCTTACTCTGTCGGTATCGGTACAGAAGCATTAGGCATTGGTGCTGGGGCAGGATCTGTTGCAATCGGATATTTTGCATCTCAAAGTTCTGCTGGATCAAATTCAGTTGCGGTCGGACGACAAACGTCTGCAACCGGCGATAACGCTATCGCCATTGGTAATACTGTCACCGCAACTACTGCCGATGCAGTAACTATCGGATCGTCTGTTGCTGGAAGAGTAACATATGACACTACAAACGATTGGACGTTTGGTGCAACAGTCAACGCACCAGCATTTGTTGGTGATGGTTCTGGTTTGACTGGTCTTCCGTCCGGTGGCGGTCTAGATTCTGCGGCAACAATCGCTCTAATCGGAATGCAGAATAAATCTGCAGGCGACAACGCTATTCAGATAACTCCAGACACATCAACGTTGAACGGAGACAACAATAATATCATCATCGGTACTCAGATCAGCGATATGGCAGGTATTGGTCCACAATCAATTGCTATGGGATATGATATTGGTGCACAAGCAAACGGTGTCTCAATTGGTTATCAGGCGGGTGCTGGTTCACAGTCTACGAATACTGGTGGTGTATTTATTGGTTGGCACACAAACTACTTCGGGAACTCAAATCCGGCAGACTATGCGATTGCGATCGGTCATGAAGCAGGTGCAGTTTATCCTGGCGTAGGTTCTGTCGCATTGGGTAAGAGCGCTGGTGCGGGAAGTTCTGGTGACTATACAGTTGCGATAGGATATAAAGCAAACGACACGTCCAATTTTAATAACACCATTATGATTAAAGCTGATGGTTCTTCTGCATACAATTCTACTGCACAATATGATATAGATATTCGTACGTCTGCTGCTGGTTCATTAACATACGACACTACAAACGATTGGACGTTTGGTGCTGGTGTTACAATGACCGATCTAGTTGCAAGTGGCGCAACAGTGGTATTTAATAACCTTCCAACAGTTGATCCAGTAAATGCGGGTCAGTTATGGAATGACGCTGGAACAATGAAAATTTCAGCAG